CATGTCCGTCGAAACCATCACGACGGTTCTGGTCGCCGCACAGTCCAGCGCAGCGCCCAATGGGTCAGGTGTGCCCGCGCCGAGCCCGTACGACCTCGTAAGCCTCGCCACGGCCAAGGATGAGCTGAGCGTGGCTGTGGGCGATGCGTCAAATGACGCGTTCATTCAGCGCGCGGTAACGCAGACCTCCTCGGCGATCGCCAAGTACTGCAACCGCGTGTTCGCCGTGGAGTCCCTGCAGGACCAGATCTATATCCAGCAGGACCCGTACCCCTACCAGGTGCCGGGCGGCGTCTACGCCCTGCAGCTGACGCGCTGGCCGCTGGCAAATTCTGCCGTCGTGAATTTCACCGGGACCACGAACGGGTCGAAGGTGATCACCGGGATCCCCAGCACCGCCGGGATTGTCGAGGGGACTCTGGTATTCGCCTCCGACGGCAGCATCCCGGCCGGCACGACCGTCGACGAGGTCTATCCGAAGTCTCTGATCCTGACCCAGGCGGCGACGAGCCGCACGGTTGGCCTCGCGCTGAACACCGGCCTGCAGGTGATCCAGACGCTCTCCGTCGGTGATACCCAGTCCCTGGTCTATGGCACTGATTACACCGTCGACGCCGCCCGGGGCTGGCTCATTCGGCTCAACGGCTGGACTGCGTCGTCTTCGAAATGGGAGGCCCGACCAACCACGGTGCAGTACCAGGCCGGCTACAGCGCGATCCCCGACGACCTGCAGGACGCCTGCCTGCGCCTGGTCACATCCCGGTTCCGCGCGCGCGGCCGCGATCCGATGCTGGTGGAGCGTGTTCAGGGCGCAACCCTGGGCAGCGAGCGGTACTGGGTCGGCAACACGCCCGGTCAGACGGGCTCACTGTCGCCCGAGATCGAGGCGCTGGTCGATAGCTACCGCGTCCCGGTGTGCGGATGACCGGCGCAACCGTAGTCACCCGCGGCGCGCGCGAGGTATCGCTGCGCTTCGATACCTTCCCGGACCGGGTCAAGGCCCGGCTGACAGCGCGGATCGACGAGCTCACGGCGCAGCTGCAGGCGAGCGTGATGGCCGCGGCGCCTTTCCGGAGGGGGCGCCTACGCGGGGAAATTACCGCCCGGGCCTACAACGACAAGCCGGACCGCATCGCAGGTTACGTATCCGTGTTCGCCGGCAGTGACGCGGGCGAGTACCCGAAGGCCGCGACGCTGGAGTACGGCAGCACCAAGGCCAGGCGGGTGTTCAGCAAGACAGAAACCTTCATAACGCGCCGTGGAAAGGTGCGGCGTGTCGTTGACCGATATACGAAGCCCGCGATGCTCACGGCGCGCCGCTACCTGCGCGACCCGCTCGAGGAGATGCTGCCGGAGATTACGGCCGCCCTGGAAGAGGCCGTCGCCGAGGCCGTCGCCGAGGATGCGGGAGTATCCGGATGAGCCGGCCCTCCCGCGAGGCCGTCATGACGGCGCTATTCAACGTGCTGGCTGGGGCTCTCAAGACGACCTTCACCGCCGACCTGCAGGTGAATTCGGTGACGCTCTCGAACCCGAGCGGTGTCGCCGCGCTGTTCGTTGGGCTGCCCGTCTTTGGAACCGGCATTCCCCGCGGCGCGATCATTCAAACGCTGTCACCGCTGACCCTGTCGCTGCCGGCAACCGTGAACTCGCGTGCCGTCACCCTGACAACCGGATTCCTGACGACAGGCCGCCGCCTGAAGTTCGCCAAGGATGTGACCGCGCAGCCCGCGCTGTTCCTGCGCGGGGCAGACGAGGAGATCGAATACCCCTCCTCGGTGCTGCAGGTGCAGACGATCAAGGCTGAGGTCTGGATCTACAGCAAGGCAGGGGAGGACCCGGACGTCGCGCCCGAGACCGGCCTCAACAACCTCCTCGATGCCGTACAGGCCGCCTTTGCTCCTGACGACCCCATGCAGCAGCGCTTCACGCTGGGCGGGCTCGTGCACTGGGTGCGCATCGTCGGCCGCATCGAGAAGTCAAACGGGGACCTGGATGGCCAGGCCGTTGCCATTGCCGATGTCGAGATAACCGTTCCCTAACCGCTAGTCCGTTGAGACGACGAGAAGCCGCCACGAGGCGGCTTTTTGCGTTGTGGCGGACCGAATTTTCCCACCTCTGACGGAGTGCATCCATGTCCACAAATTCGGTACCTCAGGGTCTATTCGGCCCGGGCGTCCTCTGGGCCACGCGAACCGACATCGCGAACCAGACGCCGGTCAACGTCGGCTATTGCAACGAGTTCTCCACCGACATCTCCTTCGAAACGAAGCAGCTGTATGGCCAGAACCAGTTCCCGATCCTTGCTGCGCGCGGTACGGCCAAGTGCACGGGCAAGATCAAGGCCGCGACACTGTCCGGCCAGGCCCTGAACGCGATGCTGCTGGGTGGCACCTGGACCGTTGGCACGCAGTACGACGTCTACATGGCGCCGTCCATCGCTATCCCGGCCACCCCGTTCACGGTCACGCCGACCTTCCCCAGCTCCGGCACTTTCAGCGGCGACCTGGGCGTTGTGAATGCCGCGACCGGCGTGCCGCTCACGCTTGTGACGGGAACGCCTACCGCAGGGCAGTACTCGATCACTGCGGGCGCCTATCTGTTCTCGTCGGCAGATCACGCCGCCGGCATCTCCGTGATTACGAGCTCCTCGTACACCTACACGGCCGCGCCCGGCATGAGCCAGACCATTGCGAACCAGCTCATCGGCAACACGCCGACCTTCCAGCTGGACTACAAGTCGATCCTGTACGGGGCCACGTACTACCTGCGCATTTTCAACGCCGTGGGCAGCAAGTGGAGCATGGGTCACAAGCTCACCGACTTTGCGATGCCGGAGTACGACTTCGACTTCTTCGCGAACGCCGCCCAGAACATCGCAATCCTGAGCGTGGCCACGCAGGCCTAACCGACCACAGCGTAACGATTCTGGCCCGGCAGCCGGAATCGCCCCTACGCCTCTTTATGGGGCTTCGATTCCTAACGGTGTCGAAGGGGCGGGCGACATGCCGGTGCCGCCCGCCTTACCCCTCCATTTCAGGAAAAGAGTCCATTTATGGAATCGATCAAGATCACCCTTGCCGGCAACAAATACGAAATCGAGCAGCTCACCCTTCGGCAGCTGCGCGACCTGTCCGCCGCTGCGCTCAGTCCGGACGGTGAGAATGCGCAGGATACCGTTCGCCGATCCTACGACCGCACCGTTGCCACCATTGCTGTGGCGTTGCGCGTTGCGCACCCGCAGATCACCGCAGATGCACTCCTTGACCTCCCTGGGGTCACGGGCAGCGAGATGCGTGCGGCCAACGACGCCGTGTTGCGCTTCTCCGGCCTCATTCCTCCTAAGCCGAGTCTCGAAGAACTGCGCGCGCAACTCACTGCGATTCAGCAGCAGATTGCCGACGCAGAGAAGGAGGGCGCGGTACCGGGGGAAGGCTGAAGGGGAAGGCCATCGACTGGGGGCATCTCATCAGTCGCCTCGCCTCGGGTCTTAAGAAGCTGCCAGCCGAAGTCGGCGAAATGACCCTCCCGCAGACCTTTGAGCTTTTCGACTACTGGGAACAGGCGCCCCCAGAGAACGAGATGCTCGCGATGCTGGCCACGGTCTACACGACGTGGAAACCAGGGTCATCCAAACCCCTGACGCCGGAGCAGCACCTGGCCTCACTCGAAGAGCGATGGCGCTCCGGGGCAGCCATGAGTCCCAAACAGATGTTCGAAGCGATGGGTGGCAAAGGCGGTGCGATAGGCGCCGACGGCGTCATGCGCCCGTTTGGCGGCGCCGAGATCCCCGGTGTCGGGCCCTTCCCTGGAGTGCATTAGTCAATGAGCGGAAACAACCTAGCCGTAAGCATCACGGCGGACGTCGCGGACCTGCAGGTTAAATTCGCACTCGCGCGCGCCGAGGCAAACAAGCTCTCGGCGGAGATGAATAAGCTTGCGAAGGCCGCGGCGATGGGTGAGATCGATGCCGCTGGATCGGCTCGACTTCAGAAGCTTTCCGTTGACCTGGTTGACGTTCGTTCGGAGGCCGCCAACGCTGCTGCAGCGATACGCAAGGCCGGGCTCTCAACGGGCGAGATGGCGGGCCAGCTTTCGGCAGGACACGGCTCTATCTCCACGGCTACTCGCGAGTTCCGGGCTTTGTTCGACGAGCTGTCCTCCGGCCGCACGCGGCAGACACCGGGTACGTTGGCCATCATCGCGCAGAGGGTGCTGGGCCTGGGGCCCGCTGCCCTCGGGGCGGTTGCAGGCATAGGCGCGCTGGTCGGTGGGCTGGGCTATCTCCTCTACCGTTCCATAGAGACGGCCAACGCTCTGGATCAGCTCGGGGTTTCCGCCAAGTTCGCCGGAAATCTCGACATCAGCACGGCAACGATCAAGCAGTTCACCGATGAGATGGCCAAGGCCAGCAACATCTCCTCCTCGGAGGCCAGGGAGATCGCTGGCTATTTCGTGGCCATGCACGATATCTCGGTGCCCCAGATTCAGGCCATGTCGGCCGTCGTGGCAGATTTCGCGACGGCGACTGGGCAGGCTTCGACAAAGGCCGGAGAGCAGATCGCGAAGCTATTCGGCGAGAAGACCACGGCCGCGGAAGTGGCCGAGACGATCGGCGGCGTCACCCAGGCGCAGATCGATAGCGCGGCCGCTGCGGACCGATCCGGCAATGCGTCGCAGATATTTGCGAGCAAGCTTGAACTGGTCAACTTTGCGCTTGGACACGCAGCCCCCGCGATCGACAAGCACAACGCGGGGATGTTCGCGAGTTTCACAAATACCATCGCCTATATTGGCGCGGTACAGATGGGACTGTCTCTGGACCAGTTCCAGAATGATCTGTTAGAAGAACAGAACAAGAAGCGGGAAAAGAACGTCGAACTTCTGCGGCAGACCGCCGCCGCCATCAGTGCGGCGCCGCCTTCGCCAGAGCAGACCCTCAAGGTTGGCGTCGCGACGGCCGAGAAGGAAAACCCCGTCGCCAAGCAGATCACGGAGGAAAATGCCAAGATCGTCGAGATGACGGCGGCCCTGACCGTCGCGCAGCAGGCCGGCAATCGCATCAAGGTCGATCTTCTAAGCGAGAGCCTCCAGAAGGTCCGCGAGAACCTATCGCAGCTGCAGTTCGGCCCGGTCCTTGAGCGGATGCGTACGGACATGGCGCAGATGGCTGCAACGTGGGATGGCGCACAATCCGGACTGCTCACCAAACAGCGGGCGGTTGCCGAGGCGGCGCTCTCGCAGACACGAGCCGGGTCTAAGGAATATCTGGCGATCCAGACAGAGGTCGCGCAGCTCGAGGTTAAGGGTCGGC